GCCCTTGTCTACTAAACAACACGTGTTCCCCCAAACGAACCTACATGACTTCTCAACCCCGGTTACCGGCCGGTTAGGATATGCTCCAGACGCCCCTAACTTGCGTCGTCAATCTCCCATCACACCTATTAAGTGATCAAGGTCTCAGTAAAGTTCGGGTAAAAGGTTAGATATATTAACATCGTGTTCCCAACGGTAATCAATCTCACTCGGGTATGTTGTTGAGTTAAGTTCTTCTACATCCCAAGCGCTCAAAATGGATTCGATGGCGAGTTGTTCCCAGATTTCAACGCCAAAGGTGCGAGCAAACGACATGCGTGCCGACTGCGTTATCGGTAAAGACTTATTGTCGTAAGCTTCTTCAAAAGAGCCAAGTTCAGCCCGTACGCGCATGATAACGCCCGGGTCAATGGTAGTTGCTTTAGCACGCTTCCCTCGTGAATTACGAAGGACCGCCTCAGCAAACGGTTGTAGGATTGGCACACCACGACTCATGGCCAGCTCGCAACTGCCAACCAAACCCATCATGGGTCGTACCATCCGAGGATTGTCCCAATATTTTGTGCCCGTGCAAGCGTGTGATAACACTTTACGCCAGTCACGAACAAACATTTCCCCTTCAGCTGTTTCTACCACCTTGCTCTGACAAAACACAACATCGCAAATGTCATAAGCGATGTTCTCCACTTTGAGTTCCTGTCCAAATTCCAGAAAAATGGCAGGAAGGGCGGCTATTACCTGATCAAGGTATTTCCGCTCAAAAATTAGTAGACAGTCGTCACCATCATCTAACACCTCAGCTCTTAAACCCAGCTGATCACATGCTGCCATAATCATCATGATCATGATCAGGCAGTTGCCAAGTGCAGTGTTGATGTCTCCAGACATGCGGCCACCGTCAACCGTATATTTGACGCCATTAGCAGTTCTGCATCGATTCTTGAGCTGCATATCAAGTAACTCTTTAAGCTCTGGATTATCTCCAAAGCAATCGATGTAATATTGATGTTCTTGGAGCAAGACCTCGCGTGAAACATGCTTATCAAACCGGCTGGCATCCAAAGAGACACAAACCGGAGCTTCAAAGCACTCCCACTTCTGGCGAAGCAATGCCGCACGCTGCTTAGCGTTTAAACCCTTAGCCACCATGCGTAGCCCCGACACTCCCGACATGTGATAGATACGATGTTCAATCGGTCTTAAATAACTAGCTAGCTTAAGATTATACCTAGGCTGGCGAGCTTGTATCATACGCGGGTCAGGGTTAACTTTGGCACGGGGGTCCGTCTTCTCAGCTTTTACGAATGCAGTTATGCTAGCATCCGACCGAGTTAACGGCTTCACCAAGAGAGACTCATACGCTTCCTGATAACGTTTAGCGCGTGATCCTGTAAAAGAATCACGAGTTCTCTCAAGCGTCCACGGTGTGAAGTGGCGCTTCCCCCGCAACAACTTATGTCGTTGCTTAGCTATAGCTTTCAAGCCTTTAGGGGTTGGCATGGGTACGGAACCCATAACACGATTGGTTGCAGATATTATCTCATTGCAAACACAATCAGCATGGGTAAACGGTAGCCACAAGCCCGGCACTGGAGGTGTAATCCGGGTGATGTGACGACGAGATTCATGAGCCCAATTGTCCGGCGGGCGTAATGCCCCGTGTCGTGCAGCGATAGTCTCAAGGGTCTTTGGACTCGCGCAGACAGCAGGTACCCGGACAGGGCATCCTCAACGGCGTTGTTGATGCCGTTGCCGTAGACTTGCTCGAATGAACATGAGCAACATGGTGCAAGCACCAAGTAAACATAAAACCCCGTATGCTACGGCAAGGATGGTTTTACGGGATTGCACCACCACAGGTGCGAAGGCGACCAACGACCCATTAATGGCCATCGCGAAGGCCCACATGACATTATACGAAAATGATGTTATCATCTCCGTCTCCGGACCAGTTAGTAATGATTTTGTCCACCAACCGGCCGATCGAGTTCTTCTCATTAACGACCATGCGGACCCAAGCAACATGACTTGGGCACTGAACACGTACGCCAGCCTTAGAGCGGCCAGCCAGGTGTAACGATCGCCGTTGTATGCGTCGTAGACGTGTTCCATCGTCGGGAGAAATTGGCGGAGGAAAAAGGCTGTGGATATAACGGTCAAAATTGCGGCACCTAAGTAGCGCAATATGAGAGTTATGCGGGTAGACCACGATGGTCCCGGAGCTATCATGTGCTCGACGGCAGCATTCATCTCCGAGATCATCTCCATCTTGTCTGGCTTCGCATAACAGCGAACCATCCTCTTCTCTCCATCTCCCGGCAAAATAACGCGGCGGATAACATTCGCCGCCATCTGCGATTCCAACACGACCCAAAGCTCCTTCGGTTGTTGTTCTTTGGTAGCTTGGTACCGTTTGTCTGTCGCAAACCATGCAGTCGCCTTCTGCATCAGATGTTGGGGAGTATACGGTCCTACTTTGACCATGTATTTCTTCATCCGAAGATGCTCCTCCAAACATAATTCCACCTGCCATAAGTGATCGTAAGGCGGGTGGGGAGCAACTTTCGCTTGCTCCTGCGCCGGTGGTGCTGGCGCTTCGGGTACTCCACGTTGGCTGCCACGATGACCTCGACAGCCTCTCGTTGTTGGTTTCGATCTCCATGACGATGAGCTTGTGGTTGACATTACGTGGTAAAATTCGTG